TTATTAATTTATGAAGGACAAAACTATGATTGTTGGAATATGCGGACTTATTGGGTCTGGTAAAGATACTATAGCAGATTATCTAATCAAAGATCATAACTTTCAAAAAATTAGCTTTGCTGACAAACTTAAAGATAGTGTAGCAACTATGTTTGATTGGGACCGTGATCTGCTTGATGGTAAGACAGATGAGTCAAGACAATGGCGTGAAAAGGTTGATGCTTACTGGTCTAAAGAAACTGGAGAAACTATTACTCCAAGACTAGTATTACAACTATTTGGTACAGAATGTATGCGTGATGGATTCTACGATGGCATATGGGTTAGTTTAACTAAAAAGAAGATCATTGAAAATCCAGAGCAAAGTTTTGTAATTCCAGATGTACGTTTTCCTAATGAAGCTAAAATGTTATATGAAATCAACGGACAAGTGTGGCGTGTAAAACGTGGTGCTGATCCTGAGTGGTTTAGCGAGTATCAGCAACTAGGAGTTGAACCAAAAGAAGTACACCCTAGCGAATGGGCTTGGGCAAATACTAAATTTACACATATTGTGGACAATAACGATACTATTGACAAACTTAGAAGTCAGGTAAAAGATCTCCTTGTTTCCACTTAAACCCTTGTTTATAAATTATCTTACTACAATTAGCACATATAGTTTTTAAGTTACTAAACCGTACGTTGTTCATATCACCGTCAATATAGTATACTGAGAACTGTTCAGTATGTTTGCTTTTGTATCCACACTTATCACATTCATTACGTTTCACATATCCACTCTGCGTCCACTTGGATGGAGAGCGAGTAGGTCCGCCATGCCTGGTGCATGACTCACACTTACTGCGATAGAAGGGTTTACCCTTCTTATAGTAGTTTATAGCGACAGGCTTCTGTCCACAAGCACATAAAGGTCTCATACTACTATTTACCTGCCCTTTTCGGCCCCTTTTAATGGGTAGTTTATAAGCCAATTTGTATCGATTCGTATAAATAATAGTAACAATGCTAACAGGAGAAATAAAATGGCTTTAGTATCACCAGGAGTACAGGTTTCCGTAATAGACGAAAGTTTTTACACGCCAGCGGAACCAGGTACAGTACCAATGATTTTTGTTGTTTCTGCACAAGATAAAAAGAACGGTGCAGGCACAGGAACAGCAACGGCAACAACAAGTGCAAATTCAGAGAAACCATATTTGGTTACTTCACAGAGAGAATTAGTAGATCTTTTTGGAGATCCAACTTTCTATACAGATTCAAACAATAATGCGTTACACGGTAACGAGCTAAACGAATACGGTTTACAAGCGGCCTACTCATACTTGGGTGTGGCAAATAGAGCTTATATAACTAGAGCTAATTTAAACACTTCAGAGTTGGTTGCAACTGCAACGGCTCCAGCGGCAAGTCCAGCGGACGGCACATACTGGTTCGATACAGTTAATAGTGTTTACGGAATATTTGAGTGGAATTCAGCGGCGGCAACGACAACTGGTGGTCAGAGCTTTACTAATAAGATTCCAACTGTAATTACAGACTCAAGCAAAGTAACAGGCGGAACACCTAAAACTTCTGTTGGCGCAGTAGGTGATTATGCCATTGTTGCAACTACAACTTTAAACAAGTTTTTCTATAAGAACGCAAGTGGTACTTGGGTACAAGTAGGTTCAAGTGCATGGATTGGTTCATGGGCTACAGTAACAGGAACTGAAAGCAATCCAACTATGACTGCTTCAGCAACTTGTACAATTAATGCTACAACAGTTACAGCAGGTGGAACAGGTTTAAGTGATGTTGTATCAGCTATTGCTGGTGCGGCTATAGCCGGTGTAAGTGCGGCAGTTGTTGACGGTAAATTAGAAATTTACTCAACAGGTGTTGATCTTGTACTAGGTGCTAACGCAAGTACATTACTTTCAGAAGCAGGCTTAACAGCAGGTACTTTCAAAGCACCAGCATTAAGTATTGCTCCACACACTAGCGTTCCAGAATACAAGTCAACTGATACTGCTCCTAAACCAACTGGTTCTTTATGGATTAAAACTACAGAGCCAAACTTAGGTGCTAAATGGGCCGTTAAGAAATGGAACGGAACTACGCAACTGTGGGAAACTACAGCGGCGCCAATTTACACAACTAATCAAGCGGCGTTATACGGTTTAGATAAAACTGGTGGCGGTGCTAACTTGGCAGTAGGTTCATTATACATTAACTACAATAATGCAGAAGCAACAGCGATGGTAGGTGACTTTAAAATTCACAGACGTGTATCAACAGGTGCAACAGCAATTACTTCAAGTATTATTGCGGCACAGGTAACATCAGGAACTTATGCATTTAACATTCAAGAAACTTTAGTTAACAATGCGGCATTACAAACAGCTAAAACTATTAGTGTAACAACTACTGGTGCTTCAAGTGATGCAGACGTTATTGCAGGTGCTATTAATAGTGCAGGCTTTGTAAACGTAAGTGCAGAAGTTGATGCAAGTAACAGAATTGTTATTTCACACAATGACGGTGGTGACTTTAGAATTAAAGATACAGGCGGCGCATTAGCATTAGCAGGATATAGTGCTTATGTAAATGCTAACTCTGGAACTCCTAACTTATACACAGCACCAACAGGTGATACAGCAAACGACCTTGTTGCAAGTAACTGGCAGGTATTAACTTATACTGCAAGTGCAACGGCTGTAACAGCTTTAACATCTGATAAGACTTTATGGTACAGTTCAGTTGTTGATGAAGTTGACATGATGATACACAATGGTACAACTTGGGTAGGTTACCAAGACTCAAGTGCTCCATACTTTGCGGCAAGTTCAAGTGATAAAACAGACCCAGCAGGTCCAATCGTAAGTGCTACAGAACCAACTTTACAATCAGATGGTACTGCACTTAAGAACGGTGACTTGTGGATTTCAACAGCAGACTTAGAAAACTATCCTAAGATTTACAAATACAACGGAGCAACTTTGCTTTGGGTATTAGTAGACGGTGGTGATCAAACTACTGAAGATGGTATACTATTTGCTGACGCAAGATACAATACAACAGGTGCAAACAGTTCAACAGCAGGAACTATTGCGGCACTATTAAGTTCAAACTTCTTAGACACAGATGCTCCAGATCCAGCACTATATCCAAAAGGTATGTTGCTTTGGAACTTAAGACGCTCTGGATTTAATGTTAAGAAATTTGTACGTAACCAAGTCAACACAGCAGGTAATAACCTTAGATTTGGAAGTGGTGCAGGTGAATCAATGGCAGGCTACTATGCTCATAGATGGGTAACAGAATCAGCTAACCAAGAAAATGGTGCAGGTTCGTTTGGTAGAAAAGCTCAACGTAAAGTTGTTATCCAAGCATTACAGTCAATGGTTAATAGTAACCAAGAAGTTAGAGATGATCAATCAAGATTGTTCAACTTAATGGCTTGTCCAGGTTACTCAGAGCTAATTGGTGAAATGGTTACACTAAACAATGACAGAGGCTTAACAGCATTTGTTGTTGGTGACTTACCATTTAGATTAACAGCTGACGCTACAACAATCAACAACTATGCTACAAACACAGCATTAGCAGTTGAAGATAATGATAACGGTTTAGTAACTAGTGATGAATACTTAGGTGTGTTTTACCCAAGTTTATTCACAAGCGACAATGCAGGTAAAAATATTGTAGTACCACCAAGTCATGGTATACTACGTACAATGGCATTAAGTGATAGTGTTTCTTTTCCATGGTTTGCTCCAGCAGGAACAAGACGTGGTGGAATTACTAACGCCTCAAGTGCAGGATACATTGACGCAGAAGGTGAATTTAAATCAGTAGCATTAAACACTGGACAACGTGATACGTTGTACAGCAATAAGATTAACCCAATTACATTCTTAACGGGTGCAGGTTTAGTTAACTATGGTCAAAAGACTAGAGCCAAAAATGCTAGTTCTTTAGATAGAATTAACGTTGCAAGACTAGTAATCTACTTACGTGGACAACTAGATAAACTTGCTAAACCTTATATCTTTGAACCAAATGATAAGATTACTAGAGACGAGATTAAATCTCAAGTTGATAGTTTAATGTTAGAGTTGGTAGGACAAAGAGCATTATATGACTTCTTAGTAGTGTGTGACGAAAGTAACAACACACCAACTAGAATTGATAGAAATGAACTTTATGTAGATATTGCAATTGAACCAGTTAAAGCAGTTGAGTTTATTTACATTCCGTTAAGACTTAAAAATACCGGCGAAATAGCGAAGCTTTAATTGGATAAATATATTTAACAGGAGATATAAACAATGGCAATTTCAACACTATCAAAAATTACAGTCCCATTAGATTCTAGTGCATCTAGTTCTAACCAGGGATTGTTGATGCCCAAACTCCAGTATCGCTTTAGAGTGAGCTTGGAGAATTTTGGAGTTTCAACACCAACAACAGAACTAACAAAACAAGTTGTAGACGTAACTAGACCAAACGTAAGTTTCGAACAGATTACAGTTGATGTATACAACTCAAGAGTATACCTAGCAGGTAAACATACTTGGGAACCTATTACATTAAACTTAAGAGAAGATGTTTCAAACAACGTACAAAAACTAGTTGGCGAACAACTACAGAAACAATTTGACTTCTTTGAACAAAGTTCAGCGGCGTCAGGCAGTGATTACAAATTCGTAACTAGAATTGAAATACTAGATGGCGGAAACGGAATCAATACAGCAAACGTTTTAGAAACATTTGAATTATATGGTTGTTACTTAGAAAGTGCTAACTACAATACATTAGCATACGCAACAAACGATCCAGTTACAGTTGCATTAGCAATCAGATACGATAATGCTATACAAAGTCCACAAGGTACAGGAATTGGAACAGCAGTTGGTAGAACTGTTAACACTCTAATTACTGGCGGTGGCGCTACGTAATAGCAAACTAATATATTTCCTGAATACTAAAAGGGTGTCTTTATAGGCACCCTTTTTTTTATCTGCGTACTTAATTATTTTGCTAAATATTAGTATGGCAAACAAACTTAACGGATTTTTAGATAATGTATTAAGCGGAGCTTTAAGCCCCAAAGGTAATTTAGCTGACTTTAGTCATGCGGCTAGACTATACGTAGATGACGCACATAGGTTAAGTCCTAAGTCAAAGTTTCTATATCATGTAAGTTTTAACTTAAATGCAGAAGCTGTTGCAGTTATTCCTCAACTAAAAACACAAGAACTTAATATGCTTGTTAAAAGTGTTGACTTACCAAAGTACAATATCTCAACAACATTAAAACATCAGTACAATAAAAAATCTAACTTACAAACAAGATTAGATTACGATCCTATTAGTATAACATTTCATGATGATAACTATGGACAAACAACAGCCATGTGGGAAGCCTACTATCGTTACTATTTTAAAGATGGTAACTATGCATCATTAGATGGATCTAATATTCCTAACACTACAAACGGAGCATACAACAGAGCTATTACGTATGGCAACGGTGGTAACAGTGGAGGATCGGGTTATTACAGGTATGGATTTGATAACGATTCTGTAAAACACTTTTTTGAAAGTATTCAGATTTATCAAATGTCAAGAAAAAGATATACTTGTTTTACATTAGTAAATCCTATCATTAGCGAATGGCAACATGATACTATGGAAAACTCTTCAAGTGAGGCTGTACAAAATCAAATGCAGATACAATATGAAACTGTATGGTATTCAAGAGGTGGAATTGTGGAAGGTTCAGCACCTAAGAGCTTTGGACCAGCAAGTGGACATTACGATAAAATGCCTTCACCTAATTCATTAGCAGGTGGTGGAGCATCAAACTTATTTGGTCAAGGTGGAGTTGCCGCAGGAGCGGCAGATGTGTTTGGAGATATTACTAGTGGACAAGCATTTAGTTCTCCAACAAGTTTCTTAGGAACAGTTTTAAAAACAACAAGTGTAATAGGCAATGCAAAAAGTTTATCTAAAGATGGATTAAGACAAGAAGGCTTTGGCATACTTAAAGATCAAATTGGTGCGGCGGCTGGCATAGATGTTAGCGGTGTGGCCAACACAGCATTTCCAAAGTCAGCAAGTTTAAGTGGACTAAATGATATTACTAAAGCAGTTGCCGGGCTAGGAGCAGGAGCGGCAGTTGTTAAAGCTCTACAAGGAGGTAATGTTTCTTCAACACTTTCTTTCTTAAATACTAATCCTGGAGCATTAGATCAATTAACAAAAGCAACTACATTTAAAAAG